CTCACCTCAACAAGAAAGATCGGAAGAAGAAAACTCTAAGACGAACAAAGCAGGTCAGCCGCGCTAGGAAAGCAAGGTCCGGCATCCAACTTCGGGAAGAGGCCATTGCTACTCTCAAAGACCATGGGTTGGATCCAACCTCAGATCCACTCAAGGAATTCCAACGCGCGGCACGTCAACTTCACACGAAAGGTGTGGAATTTTCAACGCAGATGCATGCTTACTTGAAATCCAAGAAGATTCATCTGCGTGGAGCGCGCCACAAGAAACGCAAGAAATTGCAGCTAGCACTCACTCGCAAAGACGGATCAATCCCGATCGTCAGAGCTGGTGGGGCAGCCGAAGCGTCTCATAGGTCATCTCGCACGGAAGAAATTGCTAGGATGAACGAGAGACGTAGGGAACAGCTACGTCGAGAAGCAGATGATGCACGTAACCGAGTCAACGATCTCTTTAGTGGGATCCCCACTCAACATCAAGTCCAACTACCAGATGACTTTGATTTCTTATGTGCACCATATCACGTGGCACAGCGATTGCAGTTGAACATCCCTCTGTTCAATGATCACCCCCAGCTGGTTCTGCTATTTCTAACAACCGTTGAGTCTCTATTTGTATGGTACGGAGGAGTGACTTGGTTTTGTCTCGTTGTTTTCGCAGAATTCATGTCACGGCCATTCACAATGAACTCAGCGGCTTGCTATCTGGCGCATGCGCTCATCAGGTTCTGGAGCCCAGACGCTCTACAGTATATCTTCCTACATTATCTTTTCAACGGCAGCATCCTGGAACACAAAGCATTCGACTGGGAAGTCATGCACCACGTGTTAGTTGAAGAGAGCATGAGAGAAGTCGATTACATGTATGAGACAGTAACGGGATCAATGCTCGTTGGCTCCATTGAAGTGTATTCATACGCGAATTCTTTACCAGCTGCTGAAGGCAAAGCGGAATGTTTGCTTGCACACTACTTCAAACATATCTTCATTGCTGGTTTACCTTTCCCAGTTCGAGTATTCATTCATGCGCTGCATAATCATGCTCAAGTGTTGCCTATGAGCTTACTTGAGACAGCATTGAACAATATGACAGCATTTTTACGAAACTTGGAAGAATTCTCGGGTTGGTTGGTTTCGAAGCTGGAAAACGTGAATGTCATTGGAAAACCCGGGAGTATGTGGGAGCAAGTATTCTCTGGGGGCGTCATAGATGTAGATGGGACGGCTCGTCTGTCCTACTACGTGGTTGGAGGATCTAACGACGTCATTGAATTTCACACGTTGGGGTTTGTAGACTGCTTGCGTATCCTTTGGTGCGGAGGTGTTATTGCACATTTGAGATGTGAGCAGTTGAAGATCACCAGTGACGAAGATTTGCGTAATGAAGTTGCCCGTCGGCTCTCCAAAGAAGCTGATCAACGCGTGTTACTACCTTGCGTCATTACTCGTACAGAATTCAAGCCCTACTTCCTCGGGCTGTTTAATCGACGAGTGCTCAAGTACGGTGACCACGTGAACGTTGGCTATCTGCGGAGTAGGTCCACCGACTCATGCACACGCTTCTACTCACATGACAACAAGATGAATTACCACCTCGGAATTTATAGATCTTCCGCGGCTAACGCATCAACACTGACTCAAGAACCCATCACAACAGCAGCATTTGAGTCATTCTTTGATGCAATCCATAGTCGCCGAGAGGATTTAAACGAGGTGTCGCCGATCTCGACTTCATACGTCCTAACACAGCTGATGATTTCAGCGTTGAGATCGGCGATATATCTGGCGAAATCCTCATTCAGCCTAGAAGTATTGAAAGCTTCTTCACAACCCTACACGCACCAGGAAAACACTGGAAAATGGCGCCAAAGTACTGGGGCGGACTGCGTCCTCAACAAGTCTGGCTCTCAAACTCAGACTTCAGCACGCAATATTACGCAGTCTGCAAGCGATTCGGAAGAGAACTCAATCTTCAGCGTGGCGGGCGGACCGGCCAGCGCATCCGACAGGGGTTTGTCAAATATAGTAAACTCGTCATCCGAAAATTCTTCCCCAAACTCGAAGAGCAACCCATGCAATTTGCCGAGTGGATCAAAAGAAACGGAAAGTCATGCGAGGAAAACGAAGAACTCAAGCGCATCTTCGACGAGCTCATCCTCCTCAAAGGGAAAAATCTCACAAGAGAAAGCTTCATCAAACGAGAGTCCTACGCAGAACCAAAACACGCACGGTTCATCAACGCTTACTCAAAAGAACTTAAAACTCTCCTTGGGCCATTGTTTAAGTCAATTGATGAATGCACATTCTCCCTCCCTCACTTTGTCAAGCACTGCAGTATCGCAGATCGTGCTAACATTCTTCACGATTGTCTTGGGCATTGTCGTTGTGGGGAAACTGACTTCTCTTCTATGGAGGTGCATCACCGCGATTTTTATGCCGATATTGGACTTGATTGGATTAACCATACCCTCAGCTCTGTTCGAATTGATTCAGCTCTCAGCGCTCTTGTGCGGCTGTCTATTCTTGACGGTAACGTCCTTGATAGTAACACAATGCGCGTCAGGACTGGTCAATGCCTGATGTCCGGAGCTCCCTGGACGTCTTCGTTGAACGGTGTGTTAAATCTTTTAATCATTTCTTTTTTGGTATTGCGTACGAAATATTCTAACATAAGTTACAGTGAGTTAGCGGATAGATTTTTAGAGTTTAATGGAAAAGTAGAGGGAGATGATGGGATCTTCGTTTGCGACAAAGACATCAACGAAAAATTGATTAGTTCTTTAGGAGTGAACTTGAAGATCAAATACGCGGAGAATTACACCAAGCTTTCATTTTGTGGGATTGCTAAACCTTCTCTGGAGTCTAGTACCATTGTAACAGACCCGTTGAAAGTACTCTGCAAGATGTTTGTCGTGCCTCCAAGGTATTACCATCAACGCGAGAGTAAACAGAGTGGAATTATTCGAGCTTCTGCGATGTCAATGCTTTACCTGTATCGTGATCTGCCAATCGTGTCAGTTTTAGCTGCGGCTGTGCTTAAACGCACTTGCGGAACCCAGGAGATATTCGACAATGACTGGTACAGTCAAAAGATGCGTGAAGAAGTTCAAGTTGCCAAGAAGAACGGCTTTCAACGTACTGATCCAGCGCTAGTCCAATCTGCCATTCCGGCCGAGAATCGTGACTATGTGAGTGAACACTACGATTTTGATGTTGCCTTCCAATTGCAATTCGAGCAAGCATGTATTGATTGGTCTAACGGTCAATCTGTAGAATTCCCGGCGAATGAACGAATCCACGTCTGTTTGTTGAGAAACGCAGAAAATCGCATGAGCTCGAACAAGGAGTACCTCGGTTTTAGGCAATGGCACGGGGTGATGCCAGATCCTAGATCGATGTTCTTGGATTCAAAGGGCAGCCTGAAGCAGTGTTCCATCCGGCCAAAGGACGGCACTGAGCATGAAGTGATCAGACGACCACCTCATGAAATCAAGCTGCACCGATCCACCTTGTAAGAAGGCTCCCCCTGCACTTATGGGGGGTGAAACACCATAGCATGCTTGGCACATGTTAAAATGCCATGACACCTTTGGAAAGACAGGAGGACAAGAT